CTTCCCTGTTGACGGGTCGCTGTCAATCAAACATCCATTAAAGACACCAATGTTATCTACATTTGTCGTTGCTTCTTGAACAGCGATAAATCCAGCATTGTTATCATCAATCTCTACAGGATCTCCCTGAAAGATTGAAGTGCCTTCGTTGTCCGGAATTAGATATTCCGTCATTTGAAAGTCAGAGCTACCAACAGTGTTACCAATAGGTCTTAGACCAAAAGGGCTATCTACATTAGCCATAGTGTTATCCTCCTTAAAGGTTTTATTGTTAGCAGTGGATAGGAATTACTAAATAATTAGTCCTTCTTTGTACCACCAAAAGTTACACGAGTCTGTCGATCTTGATTGATCGGCATACTTGGGTGCTGTTCCTTCATAACATCGTTATCTAAAGCGTCGTTTCGGTCTTTGGTTACTCTTTGGAAGTAATCCTCCCGAGACTTTGCGAGTTCTTCAGGTATCCTAGCCAGCAATAGGCCACCAACCCCAATTACCCCTGCGTATCGTCCTTCTGCCATAGTTGGATAACTTGTATCAGGATATTCATCAGCTCTTACGAGCTCCCATCCTGATCTCATTTTGCCTGACATGTTTTTGGTATCTTCCATACCCATGCTCTCAGCGCGTATCCATCTATGCCTATAGCCGTCTGGCGCAGGCGGTGCGTCCAGTGATGATGGAGGAGTCCAAACTTTGGGTTTTTCTTGTTTAACCCTAGCTGCACTCGCGCGGGAAGTTTTGATCTTTTCATTTTCCATATGCCTATTCCTCCTTCGCGATTAGTTGTTTCGCATATTCTTCAAGTGGCACACCTAATCTTTTAGAAATTGCTATCTGTGACGGTGTGAGTCTCACAGTTTTTCTGCGTCCCTTTGTGGCCGGACGTTTTGCACTTGCTACATTTTGAACAGGTTCTTTCTGTTCAGTAGATACACTATTCTTATCAAATTTGTGTGGGAATTCAAGTCTTATTCTTTTATCCACCTCAGAATAATATTCATCCGAAGTTGGGTCAAATCCCTCGCCTTCAACAAGTTTCTTGTGTATTTCAAAAGCAGTGTAAGTCATGGCATTATCGGTGCCAAACCAAGGGTTTTTGGCTGCCCAGGCGTCTGCTCTTGGGTCAGGTGCCGCTGTCGCTGGTTGTGCTGTTTCAGCTGGTGTAGCTGGTCTTGCTGCCGTTGGCTCAGTTTCAGCTGCTCTTTGTCTAACTTCTTGTATTTTTCCAAGTCTAGCTGACTCTGTAGCTAACCCTGCTATTTCTGTTTGAGCTGCAACTTGTGCGTCTATGTCACCTGCATTTATAGCTTCTCTAAGTTTAGCTTGTGCGTTTTGCATGCTTGACTTAACTCTGTCTTCAAACTCTTTGTTATAATTTTGATCAAGAGTTTCGTACCTTTGTTTAATTTGATTAGCTGAGTCATAAACTGTTTTGGCATATTGTATTGCCTCTTCTTTTTGTCTTTCAGCTTCTCGCATCTTACGAGTAAGTTTAGCTATTCTTTTTTGAACTCCATCAGAGTATTCATTCAACTCTTCTTTTTGTTCTTTTGGTTCTTCTACAGGTTTTTCTTCAGCCTCGGGTTCAGCTTCTTCTACTTTTATCTCTTCCTTGGGCTCTTCCTGTTCCGGCTTTGCATCAAGATCAATTTCTTGTTCTTGTTCATCAGCATCACCGACATCAACTTTTAAGTCGTCTTCTTGCATAGATTATCCTCCTCTATGTTACATTGCGTGAAGAATATCCTCGGGATTGTCAATCGTCCCAAGAATTTCGTCATCGTTTAACATTCTTATTTCTCCACCTTCGATCTCCATTCGGGATCCCGCATATCGTGCGAAGATCACCCAATCTTTTTCTTTGCACCATGGACCTGTTGGAAACTTGTCTTCGTCTTTGTAACAGAGATCTCCCATCTTAAGCACGTATCCAACTTGCGTTGCCACACGTGCTCGGTCTAATGTTTCTTGTGCTATAATAATTCCGCCTTCAGTTTTCTCTTTAACTTTAAAAGGCATGACTAAAATACGCCAACCTGTAGGATTGGGTAATTTTTCCAAACTAGTTTTTTCTGGAGTTTCTTTTGCTTCTTTGTTTTCTTTTTTATACTTCTTTAGTAAGGCTTCTGACATTATTTTTTTGCTCCTTTTCTTCTAGCAGGTTAGAGATTTCCTGTGAAACTGCATCTAGTGCATGTATTTTTCCTGTAATATATTTGTAGTTTTCCATACTGTCAACACCTCCGTTGACAAGAGTTTGAACATTTCTTTCTATTTCGTCTCGTAAAAATTTCTGTTGCTTATAGATAAAAGCTTCTAAGTTTATCATTTTTTCTTAAATATATCTACGCCCTTCAAACCGTATATACTAGCTACGACTCCGACAAAGAGGGTCTGGTACCAAAAAGGCAGATTGTTAAACTGCTCAAAGAACATATGCAGTTTTTCTTGTATCTGCGGATCGTCAGAAAATACTGACCATATCAATAAAATCACTGGGGCACTTACGAGGATCAAAACGAACTCGTCTTTCCATCCTTTGTCGTTTGACTGTCTAACAGCTGCTTGATACTCGACTTCGCCGTTAGCCATTTTTTGTGCATGCAACATTGCTGCATCTGACTCCAGCATTTTACGCTGCTGTCTGTTTTTCATTATATGTGTGCCAGCGCCGATTGCTAGTTTGACTACGTCAAGTATCATGTGATTATGTGATTATGCCTAGTATTAAAACTACAACTACTACACCAACTGCAACAGTGACCCACTTGTGGTCTGTCCAGTAATGCATAATTTTTTCTTTTATTGATTCGATCATGTTCGTCTCCTCTTCTGTTTTATCCCAGCCTCGTTAAGTGCGATAGCTATGGCTTGCTTTCTATTCTTAACCTTTTTCTTAGATTTTCCAATATTTAATTTACCTTTTTTAAATTCACGCATAACTTTACCGACTTTCTTTTGTTTTTTGTCGGTTGTTTTTGGTAGTTGTTGTCTAGATATTGCCATTATCTGCCAGGGCCTTCTCTGCCAGGTGGTCCACTTGTTTGTCCACCAGGTCCTGTAGGTCCGCCTTTACCACCGCCATTACCTTTTGGGCTGCCACTAAATTTACCTGTTGCTGTGTCTTTGTCTTTATCTGTTGTAAAACCGGTGCCAGTTCTTTGCGCTTTATCTTCTCTTTCTTTTTTATCCTTTTTGCGTCTTTCAATTTCTTCTTTAATTTCATTTGATAGTTTTTTATTTGCCTCTGAAAGAGCTTTTGCTTCTTCAGCTTTAGCCTTAGCCTCAGCTTCTTTTTGTTTTTCTCTAAAGTTTTTAAACACGTCTGCTACTTTGTTCACGGCACCAAAGACTCCAATGGGAGCTTTAGCAAAAGGACCAACTAAATTTGCAAGGTTGAGACCTAAATCAGTTGGTACACCAATATTTCTTTTTCTCCCAAATTGATCGAAAGCATAACCTAAATCTGGAGCTGGTGAGAACGTATCACCAAATGGATCATTAGGGTTTCTATATTGTCCTGAACCTCCACTAAAAGAGAACCCTTGATCCTCAGCTGTTCCAAACCTATCGCTGTATGACCCTCTATCCTCCGGACTTCCTCTTTCTCTAAGCCGTTCCTCTAAAGCAGCTAGCCCAGCACTAGTTGCAGTGCCTCCAGCTTGTTCTGCTTGAAACTGTGCAAAGCCTGCAAACTCTGGCATGGCTAGTATTTCACCCACTGTAAAACCAGCAAGAGCGTATTGATTAGCTACTGGATTAAAAGCAGACAAGTCTGCTAGTGTTGTTTGTGCCATTGGACCAAGTCCAAACATATCTCCAAAACTAAAACCAGGACTTTGAACACGAGGTTGACCGGGTCCAATTTGATCCCTATCATCAATACCATCACCGTCGGAGTCTCTAAAGTCAGCAGTTCTAAAACCTGGATTATTTATACTGCCGCCATATCCAGGTGCAAACGTAGAAGGCAGATTAATATTCATAGGAGACCCAGGTCTAAAACCAGGGGATGTTCTAAAGCCTCCCTCCATGGTGTCCGCACCAGGAGTGAACTGAGCGCCGCCATAAAGTTGTTGAATAATTAAAGGCAGCCCAGCCTGTGCTTGTGGTTGTGCCTGTCCCGGAACCTCTACTGGTGGTCTAAGAGGACCACCTATAAATCCTATTTTTTTAGGTATTAAGTTTCTAGTAAAAGTTCCAAATGCCATTAACTATCCTTTATTACTGCTTTCATCTGTTTTATTCCGTCCTTTGCGAGTGAAATAGAAGCTCTCATCTTAGCATGTTCGTCGTCTTGTTCCAACTTTTCAGATGCTATTTCTCTGTTTTGTAACAGTCTTAAAGCGTCCATATTGGCCTTTGTTTCGGCCTCTTCACGCTTTCTCATCTCTTCTTCGGCTCTTAAATCTATCTCTCTGGACTTTAATTTGACTAATGGGTCACTATCTAGTGGATTTAACACTTTTTTCTCTTCTTCTAGGTAATCATTAGTGTGTTCTGCGATTAATTGTGCTTTTCTTGCCTCAATATCTTGCGAAAGCTTCTGTTGCACCTGTTGCATCTCTTGAACTTGCGGGTTTTGTTGTAACATTTGCGGGTTTTGTTGCATTTGTTGCATAATTGGTGCCATTTGTTGCTGAATTTCTTTCAGATTACGTATTTCATCGGCAAATTCAAGCTCAACTTGCTCTTGAGCCATTAAAGCTATGTGTTCTAGTATGTTTTTTTGTAAAACTGACAAAATTAATGGGTTGTTCATGGCAATTTTGGTCGCCATGAAGTTTAAATGTGCTTCCATGTGTGCTTTATGGTCCTGCCCAGGAAAAGCTTTAACAGTTTGACCGGCTAATGCTTGTATATTTTCCATGGCAGGGTCCATAGGTTGTGGTTGTTGTGGTTTTTTGAGCAAGGTATCTATTTCTTTCACACCCAAAGCCTCGTACATGTCACGATATGCTTGATACATGTTGTGCATTTTAGGGTTTGACATGGCAAGTTGTAATTGTGTCTGTGCCATTTGTATTCTTTGTGTTTGTGAAAATACATTAGGGTCAGCTATTGGAATAATATCGATCTCTGGTCCAAAGTCAGCTTGTTTAACTTGTCGTTGTCCACCAACAATATCGTATGGATAAACTGGTGGTAGGTATTCTGCAAAGTTTTTGCCAAGAAGCATGAACTCACACTTCATCGCTTGGTAAGCACGTTTGTGAATAGCAGACATAACCCGCGATCCACGCTCCAATAACGCCATAGTCGTGCCTACTGCAGCACCTTGATTGCCATCACCAACTTGCATATCGGCAATGCTTGCAAATCTTTGTCCTGCTTGAACAACGATGCCCATCAACTGTAGTAAAGTTCCTGATGGCTCTTTGAAAGGCAACGGCATGAACGCGTCACGTAGGTTTCCACCTGGTGCGTCAACATCTCTGAACTCTCCTGGTTGAATAGGTTGTGCTTCATCTCTAACTCTAATACCTCGCTGTTTAAATCCAGCAGGTAAGTTTGATAAAGTTCCTGCATCGAGGAGTTGTCTTAGCGCTGACGTTGCAGTTCTAGACAACCCACCGATCATGTGAATAAGGCCAAAGCCATAGAAGCCAAGACCTGGTAGGAACTTAAAGTGTACAAAATAATCTTTTCTTTTTCTTGATTGATCGCCTTCTGCAAAGTTTCTTCTAATAGATAAAACGTCACCGCTGTCTTCTACAAAAGTTACAATGTAAGGTAGTTTCAATCCTGTTGGTTCTTGTGTTTCTGGATCAAGGTCTTCAAAACCTGGTACGTCCAAATTAACGTGACACTCAATAAGGGTATACAAGTCACTACCGTTTGTAGTTGATACACCTTCCAATTCATTTTTCTTATCCAACACATCATCTTGTTTTGATGCAGCAGAGCCAAGCTCTATGTCTGCATAGAAACCGGATAGTTGTTGTTTACGTAAATCGTTTTCTGTAACACGGATCACGTGCATAATTGCATCCGCATCATCAAGTGATGTTGCGTTGTATGGTATAACTAAATCTTCAGCAGGTACAAACTTAGAAACACTTCTGCCCATTACAGTATCAAAATAAATCTTTTTAAATGTAGATCCTGCAAGTGGTAAGTTAAATAACATTTGATCAAACTCAGGCTCGTACTCTTTCATCTCTATCATCAACTGATAGTTCATAAAATCTTTAACACGCTCTGCTTGTTGTTGTCTTACTTCATCAACCTTACCAACGACCTGTGTTCTTACAGGTCCTGATGCAGGTAGTAATTCTTTATATGCTAGTGCTTGAAACTGTGTAACAGCTTCTGCTAATACTGGGTGTGTTGCACCACTTGCTCCTTGAAAAGGTTCTGTTCTGCCTTCGTATTTAAATCCAAGTAAGTCTAATCCTTTGATGTATCCGTCTTCCCAATCTTTTCTTGAACTTTTATAATCATAGTATTGTTGACGCAACTCAGATGAAATTTCATTTAAGTCAGAGTCTTCTAAATATTCTGCTAGGTTTGCATTGTGGTTTTGTCCATCTTCACTAATAACTTCGCGTGGATCAAAATCTATTTCTACACCGCCATCCTCTGTTTGTTTAATATCAACAGGTGGTTTCATCATGTCCTGTTGTTTAAGTTGGTCTTTTAAATTTTCAACAGCAACTTGTTCTGGTTTAATAGAAACACTTTTTCTAATACTTGGTCTTTTTATATTGGGTAAAACTTTATCTATAGCCATTATTTAACTCTCTCTTTAAAAAAATTAGCGATGCCACCTTGTTTAAAACCTGCAAGTTTTCTTATTCTACCAACCACGTCCTTAACACTTCCTAAAGGTTGATTATAGAGAGCAGCATTTTCTTGATACGCTCTAGCTAAAGGATCTATTCCAGGTGTTGGTCTTGGTCTAAAACCAGGAGATGTTTTAAAAGTTTTTGGTTGTGATACTTCCTGTGGAGTAGGTGTTGGCGTTGGTGTAGGAGTAGGTGTAGGAGTAGGTGTAGGAGTAGATGCTGGTTTAAATACTTCAACAGCATCAGCTAATTCCTGCAAATCTCTTTGATGTTGATGGTATGCGGAAAACATATTAGGGTTCAATCCTTCGAGGGCCTCGCGTAAGTCATCATTTTTAAATGCATAGTCCAAAAAATTACCAGGAGTATAACCCTCTGCAAATACAGAAGGTGGTCCAACAGTCATAGGCAGAGGGTTATACCCACCTGAAAAAAAACCAACACGACCGCCTGTAGCCATCAAGTCCATTCCTTGCTTAATAGCCATATCAATATTTTCTTCTGGTATATCTTTTGGATCAACACCTAGTTGATCTGCAAGTATGGCTCTAACTTTTTCTCTTTTTATAACTTTTTCAAAAACTCTTAGCTCTGGGTTTTTGTACTTAAGCTCTTCAGGAAGATCCTCTACATCTGCAATTGTCATTTTACCTTCAGGCGTGGCTTTTGTGCCTAGTGTAGGATTGTCTGTCTTCATTCTTCTTAAATCTGTGTCAGGGTCTCTAATTATATTTTTAGCTTGGTCTACATCTGCTACTCTATCCGCTCTGCTCATGCCTGCTACTTTATCAAATAAAAGTTTCATCAAACCTTTGTCACCAAACATCTTAGCAGCTTGTTCAGCTATACCTGTAAACAAACCCAGCTTGGCGCCGACTCTACCGCCCATTGCAAAATCATCATCAATAGGATCTTTTGCTTTTCTAAACTTTTCTAAGTCTACTATTTTTTCATCTTGAACTTCTTGCTTTAACCTTGCAAGACCACCTGGTTGGGTCATTTTGTCAAAGTTTTTTATATCAGCCATTTTATCTTCAAGAGCTTTCTGATCTATTTGTTCTTGCTTATTTACTTTAAGAGCATCATCAAGTTGTTCCTCTATCGTTTTTGGACGCTTCATTTCTGACATCTGTTGTTGAATTATTTTTTGCATACCTGGTGAAGGTGGTGGCATGTCTATCTCATTAGCTATGGCTTCTATCAACTCGTCTTCTTCGCCCATAAGTTTTCTTGTTTCTATATAAGCTTGTAACCTTTCGTCATCATCAAAACTCATTCTTTTTGGGTCACCTGGTAGGTAACCTTCATTGGCTTTGTTAACTAAAGCTTCTCTTACTTGTGTTGTTGAAGCCGTGGTCCTCGATGAGAAGTCATCTAATAAATCATCAACAGGAGATTTTAATCCAGAAGGAAAATTTGGAAATCTGTCTATAGTTGAACCGGCCATTGTAACGTCATCAGAGATTGACTTAGCATCTATTTGTCTTGCAAGTTTTTCTAAAGGCTCAAAAGCTTTTTGTGCCTTTTCTTCACTCTTGCCTACTCCGTCTATTAAAGATTGTAGTTCTTCTTTTAATTGAGTGATCTCTGTTTTAGCAGCGTTACTTTTTCCAAAAAGTCTACTAAGAAGTTTTGCTGCTTCGTCAGCGAGTCCTGTAAATAGTCTTAACATTAATAATACGTCCTCTGTTGTTGTGGTAGAGGCTCATCTTCATAGTCTTCTGGATGTTCCACGAAACCACCTTGCCTAAATCTCATTACGGCTTGAGTCATGCTATCAACCAAATCGTCGTGCTCTCCTAACGGAAACGCAGCGCACTCCTCAATAACCTCTTCAGCGAACTTCTGATCCGGCGCCCAAACCATACCTGACTCGAATAACGGCGCTACAGAGTTCACTCTAGTATGTTTATCATTTCCCTTGCTAGGTGTAAAGTTAATAACTGGTATGCCCAGTTTACGCATTTCATACGTTAATGGCAATCCTGACGCCTTTGCCTCCACGATCACCGTTTCTGGCTTCCAGTAGTCGTATTGCTCTTTGGCTATTCTACGCAGTTCTGGGAACTCAAATCGATCTTTCACGGCATCAACCAAGATAAGCTGTGGCGGTGTATCTTCGTCTGGTTTAAAAATACCCCACGTTGTTATTGCAGAATAGTCTGATGTTTCTTTTTTCATAAACGCTGTATCGTAAGATTGTATGACATGCATCAATGGTGGTATCTCATCTTTCTCCCAGGTTTGCCACCACTCACGTTTTATGATTGACCCTTCTTCTGCTGTTGGGTTTTGCTGGTATTGTGCATTCCATTTACCGATGGCAACAGATGCTTTAACACCCTCTAGCTCTTCTAACTTCCAATACTCTGGCCATACCGGTTTACCTGACGGCATGATGGCTGGGAACTCTATTACTTCCCACTGGTCTGCTTTGGGTTCTTTTTGTGCACGCTGTAGTTTGCCGGTTAGGTCTGCTACGTTCCATCTTGTCATCACAAGAATAATACGACCACCAGGCTGAAGCCTTTGCCGCGGTCCTGATGTATACCATTCATAAACCCTGTCAAACGATGCGCGGTTCATGGCGTCTTGTTCTGAATGCGGATCATCAATGATCAATAAATCTGCACCACGACCTGTTATCGATCCACCAACACCAGCAGCATAATATTCACCGCCTTGTGCCGTTTCCCATTTACCAGCAGCTTGTGAGTCTTCTCTGAGTCTTGTGTTAAATATTCTTTGATAATCTTCTGTATCAATTAATGACTTTGCTTTACGACCGAAACGCACAGCAAGTTCCGCGTTGTGTGTAGCTTGAATAATTTTTAAGTCTGGTTGTTTACCGATCATCCAGGCAGGTAGGAAGTTGGATGCAAATTCACTCTTCGTGTGCCGTGGAGCCATGTTAATGATTAATCTTTTTATATCACCTGATGCAACCCTGTTAAATTTTTCTGCCATAATCTTATGGTGTTCGCCTTCTATAAAAGATGGCCACATGTGTTTTACAAAAGATAAAAAGTCATCGCGGATCAGTTGTTGCTTTTTCTTTTCGTCCAACAGCAATACTGTTTTTAAATATTCTTTTTTAGTTTCTTCAGGTAAATGATTAAGTTGTTCTGGGGTTAGCATTTGAAAAAAAATTTGCAAAAAATTTTTACATTTTTGTTTTAAGCATTAAAACGAATTTAAACCCGTTCTATTTATAAATCAAGCTATATGTGCTGTATATGTGGGACCCCTATGCCTGGCCCCCTGGTCGAGGTGTCAAGCCCGCAAGCCCGCAAGCATTGGTTAGGGACCCCTATGGGGTGGGTGGGTGGGCCCATAAGCAGCAAGTGTGCAAGTAGTTTAGAATGATTCTAAGGAAGCTGTGCAAGCTGAGGTCTTACAGATATATCTACCATGCCTCGCTTGACTAATTCACTAGAGAGAAACCACTAGCAGTCGCACTAACGACTGCTATCTCTGGTTCTTTATCGTCTAGCTTTATGTTATTCATAGCTTGTGAAAGTCTTGTCTTAGTCTGTTCACTTACTATGGATAATTCTCTACCAATGTCTGTGTTATCAAAGTTCACACATTCTCTTACATTAGTCCAATACTGCTCTACATCTCCCAAGAATTTAGCTTGGTCAATAATAGATGACATATCAGTTATTAGTGCGTTCTTTTCTTTCCACAGTTCTCGGTGTGCGTTGGTCAGCATTGACTTAGCTTTCTCAAATTGTTTAAGCATTAGCCAATCGCTTTCATTATCCAACATCATACAACGAGAATGACAACTTCCGTGTACTACAACTTTGCGAAACTTACCGAAGTTGTTATCACTTACACTTGGTGCGTGTTCTTGCCACCCATAGTTTCTGCCCTCGTTCATCAACGCAAAGTCCTCGTAAGTGCCATTGGCTCTTGCTATGTTAGCAAAGTCCCTTGACATTTCGTGTTTCTGCATTGTGTAGTTTGGGTTGTCTTGTTTCTGTGTTTCATCATACTCAACTTTGATAGTCGCTTGATGACCTTTTGCTTGTATCTCTTTGTGATACAAAGCTAAGTATTCATCAATATCCATAGTGAAATTAAATTGGCTTTCACTTATGTCAGCAAATTGAGGTTTGAAGTAGAAACAACTATCGGTATCAGTAAAGCGATTGTAAGAATTACTGCCACTATATTTCTGCAGTATCTTCATATCTGCCATTGGAAAGTGTTTTTCTACTTGGGGTGTAATTACATTATCCCAAACATCTTCCCTAACTGAACGATAGTTCTCTTGAGCCAATCGCAAATCTTCTTCAACTTGCATTGGCATATTGTTATAGACAGTATGTTGCCACTCTTTTTTTAGCAACTGTCTTTTCTGTTGGTTTAGTCTTATCTTTTCCATAATTATCCTTTCTAGTTATGGTTGTTGATTATCAGAGTTTATATCATAATCTGGGAATTGTTGCAACCAAATTGTGTATGCCTCTATATTTTTCTTAGTCCAATCCTCCCAGCAATAGCGAGAATGGAACACTCGGTCCTTGGCTGATAACCTATCGGACCAGCCTGTCCCTTGAGGATATCCTACCCAACCGTCATCGGTTGGGTAAAATTTCTTACCGCAGTTTTTACAATGCATTCTCACGAGAAAACTCCGTAGTAACTTAAGTTCCAAATTACTAAACCAATTATCATACAGACTACAATAAAGGTTGCTATTTCTATTCCCCAGTTCATTGTATCACCTCGCTAGTGTGCATTGCCTTACGACCAGTAATATTAAATATATTGGTGAAAGTTCTGTACCCACTTATCGTGTGTTCTTCGTTATCCATAGCGACACAACAAACAGCTATCTTGCCATCTTTGGTTTCCCAAATTCTAGACTTGCTATCCCAAAAACATCTTCTGCTTTCTATTCTGTCTTTTGATTTATTAAAGAAAGTAATATAAAAGTGGTCAGCTTTTTCTAGAGCCATCATCACTTCTGTATCATTTACTATTTCGTCTATATCTTTTTCTAACATTTTATTTATCCTTTCTAAGTTAATTTAAAAAAGTTTCTCATATTCGGTTGACATTGTCAAATAAAATCCCATATAAATAATTGTGCCTGGGAGATATAGGTAACTAGCCCAGGCACACGGATCCAACTGTGCTTCGATTACGCTGTGCAGTGGATCCGGGCCAAGCCGCAAGCCGCAAGCAGCAAGCGTAAATAATATTTGACAATGTGACATGAATATGGGATAAAATGATATAACTTAAAAAGGAGAAATAATATGGACTATCTAGCTTTAAAAATACCTGCTGATGAGAGTCAAAAAATGACAGCTCACACAGTGACGAACCAGCCCGAGCCTGAAGAAGGTGGAGGCTATCCCTTTGAAGGTGATAACGGCGCCTATGAGCTGTGCGGCTGTGACATGATACAAATTGTACCTGCTGCCTATACTGACAAACGTGGCAATCATCATCTTGAAGGTGACCTGTATTGTGATGAAGAGGGCCTTTTAAAAGCTGCCCCCGTGCACAACTGGCGTGCCAGCCAAATGCGTTACTGGCACATGCAGCCACGGAAGGACCAGCTCACAGCTGACTGGCGCGATTGGTGTCACATTGCAGGTGATGCCTGCTTCGTGGTCCCAGCCACTGACGAAAACTTGAAGATCATGGAGGACATCCTTGACTCGTAAACCTAGCTCCCCGGACCACAGCGTCCGGGGCGTGGCCCATGACTACTGGATCGAAAAACGCGAGTCGAGACTCAAGCGGCAAGCAGCAAGCCGCAAGCAACAAGCGGCAAGCAAAAAAGTATTTGACAAGCCAATTGACTTATGGGATAAAGTGATATGAACAAAGAAGAAAGAAAAAAGATCACCGGAGGCCTAAGCTCCCCCAGCAAGATGCCGGGCTACAGCTATAACCTGCCCGCGATCCATTGCAAGACTGGAAGCAAGCTGGCCCAGATACCGGGGACCACGTGCCACGGCTGCTATGCACTGAAGGGCCGCTACAGGTTCCCCAATGTCATGGACGCCATGATGCGCAGGCTTGCCAGCATTCACCGGCCCGACTGGGCACGGACCATGGCAGCGGACATAAACGCCAGGAAGAGCCGCTGGTTCAGATGGCATGACTCCGGCGACATCCAGAGCGTAAAGCATCTATTAAAAATATTCCACGTATGCAGGCTCACGCCTGACGTGGCGCACTGGCTTCCCACGCGGGAGGCCGGGCTCCTTTCTAAGATCCCGCAGGACCGGGTACCGGGGAACCTGACTATCAGATTATCGGCCACGAAAGTGGACGGACCGGCGCCTGGATCTTGGCCGTTAACTTCCACCGTTACGACAACAGGGCGTACTTGCCCGGCCCCTGATCAGGGCAACGAGTGTAAGAGCTGCCGCGCCTGCTGGGATCAAAAAGTTAAGAACATAGCATATGGTAAACACTAGATACACATTTCTGTACCGGGCCAGGGACGGGCACTTGATGCGCCCTGAAAGCTTCTTGAATATAAACAAGGGCCGGACCCTGAGCGGCAGGCAGCTGCGCATGCTCGGTATCACAAAGGTTAAACTAAAAGATGTTAAGTAAGGACCAGCGGCGCGCGCTGCTGTACGTGGCGGCCCGCTTCATGATGGTGAAGATCGACTATAGCGCCAAGCGCCAAGCAGCAAGGATCAAGCGGCAAGCAACAAGCTAGCCTCCAGCTCGGACCAAGCAGCAAGCGGCAAGCGACAAGCCTCAAGCGCCAAGCCACAAGCGGCAAGCTCCTTGATCATAACGCCTGGATAAAGTATCGGTGTGCGCTGATCGAGGGTCGTGGCTATCTTCCTT